GACACCATTGAGGAGTTTACAGTTGAATTCCAAGTTCAATACTGGACTCCAATAACCGGAGAAAATTGATCCGATAAATAGTCCATAGACTTTAAGGATCAAAAATAAATTATGGCAAGGTTATTTGGTTTCTCTATTGAAGATACAGAACCACTATCACCAAATGCAGTCAGTCCCGTTCCACCTAACAGTGATGACGGGTCTGACTTTTATTTGAGTAGTGGTTTTTTTGGTTCTTATGTAGACATTGAAGGCGTTTATAGAACAGAGTATGATCTTATCAAAAGATATCGTGAAATGGCACTTCATCCAGAATGCGATAGTGCTATTGAAGATATTGTAAATGAGGCTATTGTATCGGATAGTAATGATTCTCCTGTCCAGATTGAACTATCCAATTTAAATGCAAGTGATGGTATTAAAAAGAAAATAAGGGAAGAATTTAAATATATTCTCGAACTTTTAGATTTTGATAGAAAGTCTCATGAAATTTATAGGAATTGGTATATTGATGGTAGACTTCACTATCATAAAGTAATTGATTTAAAAAATCCATCAGAAGGAATACAAGAGTTAAGATATATCGATGCAATGAAAATTCAATATGTTAGGGCTCAAAAAAAGAAAGATAGAGATAAGTTTAGATTGTCTAATGTAAACACAGACAATCCAATGGAATATGAGTTTCCAGAAATTGATGAATATTTTGTTTATAATCCAAAAATGACATATCCAACTTCAAACCCATCATCGATGGGTGGTAGTTCTGGAATCAAAATGTCTAGAGACTCAATTACATATTGTACTTCGGGATTGGTAGACAGAAATAAAGGATCAACTCTTTCATATCTTCATAAAGCAATCAAGTCACTCAACCAGCTAAGAATGATTGAGGACTCTCTTGTTATTTACAGATTGTCTCGTGCTCCAGAAAGAAGAATCTTCTACATTGATGTAGGCAATCTTCCTAAAGTAAAAGCGGAACAATATCTCCGCGATGTTATGATGCGTTATCGTAACAAGTTAGTATATGATGCTAATACAGGCGAAATTCGTGATGATAAAAAGTTCATGAGTATGCTTGAAGATTTTTGGCTTCCTCGTCGTGAGGGTGGTAGAGGCACTGAGATTTCTACTCTTCCCGGTGGTCAGAATCTTGGAGAGATTACTGATATTGAATACTTTAAGAAAAAACTATATCGTTCACTCAATGTTCCACCTTCGAGAATGGATGGTGAAGGTGGATTTAATCTTGGACGTTCATCTGAGATTCTTAGAGATGAGTTAAAATTTACAAAGTTTGTTGCTCGTCTAAGAAAGAGATTTTCTTATATGTTCAACGATATGCTGAAAACTCAGTTGATCTTGAAGAATATTATTACTCCAGAAGATTGGCAAGTAATGGAAGAGCATATTCAATATGACTTCTTATATGATAATCACTTCTCAGAGCTCAAAGATGCAGAACTTTTGAATGAAAGATTAAACATGGTTCAAGTAGCAGAACCTTATGTGGGTAAGTATTTTTCGCAAGATTATCTAAGAAGAAAAATTCTTCGCCAAACAGATCAAGAAATTATTGAGCAAGATGCATTGATTGAAAAGGAAATTAAAAATGGAGTGATTGCTGATCCATCACAAATGAATGTTGATCCAACAACGGGGCAACCAATCTCTCCGGAAGTTGGTGGAGATCTTGGATCACCAGTGATGGAGCCAGATTTAGAATCACAAGGAAAAGCAACTGAAGCACCAAGTATTCCCAAGGGTGGGGAGATATAAATAAAAACGATTAACTATAGGTATTAAAATGGATGATCTTCTGGATATGATTATTGCTGACGAATCACCATCTCAAGTTAGTGATAAAATCAAAGAACTACTTTTTACAAAATCTGCAGAAAAAATCGACGCTTTTCGTCCAATGGTATCTGCAGATGTATTTGGTATTGGTGCTGAGGAAGAAATAGAAGGAGAAGAATGAAATCATTCAAACAATTTTTAATTGGATCTTTAAGTTTTTATGACCTAACTTGATTAAATAATAAATAACTAAAAGTGTGCTATCAAAAAAATAATGGCTCATAGACCGGTTGGGGCAGGTGCCTCATTTACATTTACTGCAGGTGCCGCAACAACATCTTCAGCATTTTCTGTTCAATCAAGTGTACTGAGAGTGGTGGCTGTTGGTGGTGCAGCACATATTGCCGTTGGTGGATCACCTTCTGCAACATCTTCTGATTATTATATCCCTTCTGGTGGAACAGAAACAATTGCATTGACAAAAGCCTCAAATAGAGTTGTTGGTGTTACAACTGGAACAACCACAATTGTTACAGTTCCGGAGGGAATGCAAGTTCCATTTGGAGTTGGTGACTATGTTTCGCTAACAGCACTAGGACAATCGTATTATAATTTTACTCATCAAGAAGTTCTGTCAGTAAACACAACTGCAGGAGTTAATGAGTATCATCAAACTAGAATGACTGTAAATTATAATTCAAGTGGAATTGTAACTGCATTCTCTCCATCGGATGCAACGGTTACTATTTCAAATAAAGTTTCTGCATATGGTGCAGGTTCAGGAACTCTTTATTTCCAACAAGTACAAATCTCAGGACAAGCATAATGAAACTCATCACAGAAGAAATCGAAAAGGTAGAAGTTATTACCGAAAGTGTGAATGGTAAGAAAAATCTTTTTATCAAAGGTGTTTTTCTTCAAGCAGAGCAAGTGAATAGAAACGGTAGAATGTACCGTATGCCTGTAATGGAGCGTGAAGTAAAGCGTTACAATGAGCAATATGTTCAAAAAGGCCGTGCTCTTGGAGAACTCGGACATCCTGACGGACCAACTGTAAACCTTGATAGAGTTTCTCACAAAATTGTTGATCTTCAAAAAGAAGGCAATAACTTTATCGGTAAGGCACAAATCCTATCCACCCCAATGGGTAAGATTGCAGAATCACTTCTTAAAGAAGGAGTTTGCCTTGGCGTTTCCTCTCGTGGTATTGGTTCATTAAGGCCAACCAAAGAAGGATACAGTGAAGTTGGTGAAGATTTTATGCTAGCCACTGCTGCTGATATTGTTGCTGATCCATCTGCACCTGATGCTTTTGTTCAGGGAATTATGGAAGGTAAAGAGTGGGTTTGGGATGGTGGAGTTCTTCGTGAAAAATATGCCCAACAAACTCAGAAGAAAATTGATTCATTAGTTGATCAAGGACTTTTAGAGGAATATAAACTATCCCTCTTCAATGAGTTCTTAAATAGCCTTTAAATTATTAAATATCTTAATTTATAAATAAATATAGATTTACTACAGGAAAATCGGAGAGTTCAAATGTCTCGTGGTACACAATTACAAGAAATGGAAGTAGGCACTAAGCAATCCAAAACTGCTGTCAACTCAAATGCAAAGGCAGCAGATCCAATGCCAAGTCTTTCTGGAGCAACTCCAGGTCAGACTGGTTCTTGGGAGGATTTAGGTGGACCAACGCCAGAAAACTATAAGTCTGATGATGACTCAGCAAAGCTCAAAACTCCAGGCACAACCCTTAAGCAAGTTAAGGATGTTGTAAATAAGGGTGCTAAGCCTGCTGATGCAATGAAGGCAGTGAAAGAGGAGGAAGAACTCGATGATGAAGATCTCATTGAAGAGGAAGTTGAGGAAGAAGAAGAGGAAGAAGGTGAAGAAGTAGAAGCTTCTGCAGAAGAATCAGAAGAAGATGATGAAGAAGTTGTAGAGGAAGAACTTAGCATCGAAGAAGATGTTAATGCTCTTCTAGAAGGTGAGGAACTATCAGAAGAGTTCCAAGAAAAAGCACGCATCATCTTCGAGGCTGCTATTGTTTCTAGAGTAGAACAAATTAAAGAATCCCTAGAAGCTCATTATGAAGAGCGTCTAGTTGAAGAAGTTGAGGAAATCAAGGAAGCTCTTGCTGAGCGTGTTGATTCTTATCTTGAATATGTTGCTGACGAGTGGTTCCAAGAGAATGCACTCGCAGTTGAAGCAGGTCTGAAGGAGGAGTTAACCGAGTCCTTCATGACTGGCCTGAAAGGACTTTTTGAAGATCATTATGTATCAATCCCTGAAGATAAATATAATGTGCTTGAGAGCATGGTAGAAAAACTTGATGAAATGGAGACAAAACTCAACGAGCAAATCGAGAAGAATGTTTCCCTAAACAAGCGTCTCGCAGAGTCGGTTGCTGACGGAATCTTCGATCAAGTTTCTGAGGGTCTAGCACTTTCTCAGAAAGAGAAGCTCGCTTCACTTGCCGAAAGTGTTGAGTTTGAAAGTGAAGAAGAATATCGTGAAAAACTGGAGACTTTGAAAGAAGCATATTTCCCATCAAAGACAGTATCTCCAAGAGCTAAAACTGAATCGCTTTCAGAAGGTGTAGATTCATCACCTGAATCTATTTCAGGTACTATGTCTGCATATCTGAATACTCTTTCAAGATTTAGCAAATAATTGAATTTAATATAATTCAAACAAAACATCCACACAACAAAGGTAAACGCAAATGTTCCATTCCGAGCATCTGCAGGAAAAGTGGGCACCTCTCCTCAACTATGAGGGTCTTGATTCAATCAAAGATTCGCACAGAAGAGCGGTAACCGCAGTCCTGTTAGAAAACCAAGAAAGATTTTTAAGAGAGCAATCAGCATTTGAGCACGGCTCAATGTCAATGCTGATGGAATCTCCAACCAACAGCGGTAATGCTGCTGGTGCTCAAGGCGCTTTCGGTGGCGGCGCAACCTCAGCCGGCCCTGTTGCAGGTTTCGATCCAGTTCTGATCTCACTCATCCGTCGTTCAATGCCTAACCTGGTCGCTTATGACCTGGCTGGCGTTCAACCAATGAGTGGTCCTACTGGACTTATCTTCGCAATGCGCTCCCGTTACACCAACCAGAGCGGCACCGAAGCATTCTTCAACGAAGCAGATACAACCTTCTCAGGTACAGATGCTGGTTTTGACACCACTCTTACCCGTGATTTCGCTGACGTTAATGCTGGTATTGGTACAACCATTCAAGGTGGCACCAACCCATCAGTTCTTAACCCTGTTGGAACCGCAACCTCAACCGCATACAATGTCGGTCAGGGTATGCCAACTGGCGATGCAGAAGCACTTGACGGTGGCACTAATGCATTCAATCAGATGGCTTTCTCAATCGAGAAAGTTACCGTTACTGCAAAGTCACGCGCACTGAAGGCTGAGTACTCACTAGAGCTCGCTCAGGACCTCAAGGCAATCCATGGTCTGAACGCTGAAGCGGAACTCGCAAACATTCTCTCAACTGAGATTCTTGCTGAGATCAACCGCGAAGTTATCAGAACCATCTATAAGGTTGCTGAGCAAGGCGCTGTTCAGAACGTTGCAACTCCTGGTGTATTCGACCTCGACGTTGATTCAAACGGTCGTTGGTCTGTTGAGAAGTTCAAGGGTCTTCTGTTCCAAATCGAGCGTGATGCTAACGCAATCGCACAAAGAACTCGTCGCGGAAAGGGCAACATCATCATGTGCTCTGCTGACGTTGCTTCAGCACTGACCATGGCTGGTGTTCTCGATTACACCCCTGCACTCAACGCAAACCTGAATGTTGATGACAC